ACCAATAGTCAGAGCAGTACAGTTACCGGTGGTGCTGGTGAAGTCGATGATCGTGGTTGCCAGAACTTCTTTGGTCACAGCCCCAGCAGCCTTGGAGAAGCGCACACAGGCAGTGCCTGTAGCGGCGGCGTCAGCAGTGGCCGGCTGACTGCCTGTGTAAAACATGAGTAAGCCATTCTGGAGCAGTTCGCCCCACGATCCCCGCCCTTCGAGAAAACTTGCTGCAAACGCTGATAGCTGTTTAGCCATGATGGACTCCTTTTATTCGTTTATTTCTAAATTCAGCAGGTTAAAGGCATTATATGCAGGAGTCCCGGCATCCGGGTCAAAGACGTAATGCACCAGACCGTTCTCCTCTCTGACCATAGCCCGACCATAATAGCCATAATCATAGGATACCTTGTTCTGCGACAGGTTGACGATGTTGCCGCCAGGGCCACCTACAACCACCCCGCGATGAGAGGCGAAGATGCAGCAGTTGCCGGACAGCTTGGCAACAGGAACCAGCTCGCCCTTTACGTGGCAACCAGTACCTATGATAACCCCATAAGGTAGTGTCCACTCATCCTTGAAGCCCCCCTCCTGCGGATCAGTACCGGACAGGAAGTGTAGCTCGGCGGTGGTGCCTATGTACATGCCACCATCGACACGGCGGATCATGGTGATTGTGTCGTCCAGCGAGATAATAGTATTGAAGCGGGCATCCACTTCGTCGCTGAGGGCCTTGTCGCAGTAGACGGTATTGCGCACCGCCCAATAATTACGGCTTCCCATGAACTCGGTAACAGGCTGGAACGTCAAGCCGGTGATCGCAGGGTCGCGGCGGGATATACCGCCGTCATTATCTGCATCCACGTTGACCAGATCTACGGCCTCGGTATAGACCAGCTCCCGGACAGACTTATCAGGACGACCTACATCGGCAGGGTCGTCCACGTTATTCATACCTATGAACTTATATGTGACGACCATAACAAGAACCTCTCACGCCTTACAGGTATCAACCCTGCGCCTCTCTGACCCATTTAAACTACATACAGCGAATTCGGTACTACGTCGGTATATTCCCCGGTCAGGCGTCGGTAGGCCGTCTTGCCGTCTCGGACATACCCTTTGAAATTTGTGAGATGGTCGTCTGCCTTGACCGGATCTTGCAACTCGCGGTCGTGATCCCCAAAAGCCTTATAGGCGGAGTACTCCACCAGAGATAGACGAAACTGCTCGGGGATGGCAGGCTCGGTGTCGTAGTCGCCGTTGGCGTCCTTGTGATTCAGGGCTACCAGGCTGCGTCGATGCACTCGTAGGTTGAGCGTAACCCCTGCCAGTACCGGCTCAATGAGCGTGACGTATCCTGTCTCTAGGTCGGTGCGGTAATGTACCGGACTCTGAGGTGCGTTATCGGCGAAATCAGCGTCGCTGAAGGTCTTGCCTACACCGTCGATCAGTTGTCGCGCACCGTCCCAGATTGAGCGTACCGCGATGATGCGCGGGTCGATGGCGTAATCCTGCTGGCCAAGCACCGTAACAACGCTGAAGGTGTTTTTATCAGCCCAGAAACCGGACTGCTCGCAGAACTTGTCCTGCCCCTCGGATAGCCACGCCATCAGGCGCAGGTCTGACCAGGCATAGGGGGAGCGGGTGTCGTCCACCACGCCTCTGAGTTCTTCAAGCAGCTCGGTTCTGGTCACGGTCGGCTCCTTACTTGCGGGTCTGGTACGGCCCCTCTACTTTCTGGTAGGGGATAGCCGGGTACGGCTGCCATGTGAAGTATTCTGTCCCGTCGGCGTTGACATGCTTTACCTGCCGAGAGGCCACGGCGTTCTGGAGTACGTTGATGAATGCCTGCGGGATGTTGGGTACATCCTCACCGCGACGGATCTGGAGCACCTCACCGTTGACGCCAATCACCTCGAACTCAGGCAGATGCTCTACATAGGCAATGTTAATGGTGTAGAAGGGTGGTGCGTACTCAGGCTTACCCTTGTAGAACTTGTTGGCCGTAAAGGGTACTTTTTCTGCGGTGACATCCAGACCTAAATCAAGAGTTGGTTCCATTGTTATTCAGTCCTTTCGTGTATGATGTGGGCTTTAACAGCCTGATACATTGCTTCAGCTACCTCAATCTCGATGCCGCAAGGCAGTGAGAACAGGACTCCGTTGATCGAACCGGAGAGGTTCTGGCCTTTACGTCCGTCGAGGGTGACGAGGTGGTTCTTGGATTGAGGCGTTTCCTCTTCTTGCATTATGACTTCTTCTACCGCTTTCTCTTCTTGAGTTGTGACTTCTTCTATCACCCCCCCAACTTTCTTTTTAAACGCCATTTAACTACCCCCTTTCATATCTTTAGTGGCTTCCTCAAAAGCTTTATCAAACTCGGACTCATCCTTGAAGTCCTCGGACAGCAAGGGCATGAGATCCTCGATCAGCTCGGCAACCTCCTTGGTGTTCTTGGCGAGGTACTGCTTCTCGCAGGAGCCTGCATATTCGGAGGGGCCGCAGCAACAGGAGGTCATCTTGTCAGTCTTCTTGGCCTCTTTCTTAAACTTGACCCTGACCTCAACGATGAAGCCGTTAGCTGC